CATGCTGTCGTTCTGGATTTTCTTGCCGTTGCTGCCCTCGTAGTCCACATTGTATGGCGGGTCCGTGACCAGCAGGTCGGCCTGTTCGGTGCCCATCAGCGCGTTGACGTATCGCGGGTCGGTACTGTCTCCAACCATGAGGCGGTGGTTTCCGAGCTGCCAAATCTCGCCCACCTTGGTCATGGGTTCCTCGGGCAGCTCCATCTCGTAGTCATCGTCCTCTGCGTCTCCGTCCACATCGGGTACCTGCACATTGAGGCCGAACTGGGAGAAGTCGTAGTCGAGGCCCTGGAGCTCCACATTGAGCAGGGGAATGTCCCAGGCTGCCACCTCGCCGGTGGAATTGTCCGCGATGCGGTATGCCTTGACTTGCTCCTCGGTGAGGTTGTCGGCAACAACGACCGGGACTTCTTTCAGCTTGAGCTGCTTGGCTGCCTTGTATCGCGTGTGCCCCACGATGATGGTGCCTTGCTTGTCCACCACGATGGGCTGCTGCCAGCCGAATTCTTTTATGCTGTTCGCCACCGGCTTGACCGCTGCGGCGTTGTTTCGGGGATTGTTGTGGTACGGGTGTACATCCTCGATCTTCCAAGTTTGTACCTGCATTGGTTTCCCTCCGTTTTGTGTGTTCTCCTTCTATCGTATCATGGTTTTGGCGGGCAAAACGGGACGGGTTTTCCACCGCGCTGTTCGTGTCCAAAAATGGCAGCTTTTTGGAACTGAAGCCGAAAAGCTGCCGGGTATTTAACGGAAATACCCTGTTTTCGGGCAACAAAAAAAACCATCCCCGCCGGAAAGGAGGCATAAACCGGCGGGGCGTAAAACGGAGGTGCACGAATGAAAAATCACCCGGCGGTATTATCATACCATCCGGGTGAAGGAAAAACGGGACAGGTTTATTTGGTTTTCTTCTTTTTGGGCTTAGCAGTCTCTTTGCTTTTCCAGAAAGCGTCTGTCGCCTTTTTATTGTCGGTTGCTGTCCAGCGCTTGCCAGCCTTTTTCGCTGCCTGCTCCTTCTTCCAGAGAATTTCCATTAACTCTGCCTGGGCGTGATCCATTTCGGCTCGTGTGGCCTGAACTGAATTACCTGTTTGCTTCATTGGTGTTTGCTCCCTTTTGTTGTTTACCATTTCTGGCCTTTATTGTACCAGTCGTCGCGGTGGATAACCCGATTTTGGACAGTTAGCACGCTTCGGTTTGGGACAGTGTAAGTTCCGCCAGCCTGATTGGAGCGGATCACGTTATACCCGAAAAGCGCGGCAAAGATTGTTCTTGCACCTCGGTGGGTACTGGCGTTTTTCCCGTAGTAGACTTGGTGGCAGTTTATGATTTTGTTGTAGGCTTGAGGGTTTTTATTCGCCCAAGTTGCAATCATGCTGTCAAGTTTTCGCTCGGTGATGACCTTTGCCTTGCTGTTTAGAACGGCTCGAATTTGTGCGGCTTTTGGCCCATAGCCGTAGCCCCAGCTCGTTTCTGCATCCTTGGCAAAATACGCGCCGTCGCCATGTATGCCGCCGCTTTGAAACTGCTTGCCGGTCATGAATTGGGCACTAAAAGTTTTTGCATCTGGTATATTTTTGCTCGGGCTGTCCGTATGAAACAACATCTGAAAGTTCCGCCCATCCCGATGCTTTGCGGCAAGTGCAGCCCTCGCAAAAGTGCTTTCGTCTACCACCTCGGGCAGTTCATCCGACCATCCGATGGCATTGAAGAAGCGCTGCGTATCCGCATCTTGCTGATTGCTCTCCACGGGTGTGTTGTCGAAGATATCATCAAGCGCTACAGACAGGTGCGCGTCATCCATGGAGCGCAAGGCTGACACCTGATACCTCGCAGTCTGCTGCCTCGCTGCCAGTGTGCGCTGCATCCCTTGCTGGCTTCCCAGCCTTCCTCTGCCCATACTTGAACCTCCCAGTCAATTACTGGGTCTATCGTAGCATGGTTTTTGGGGGTAAAACGGGACAGGTTTATCCGAGCGCTTTGGTGAATGCCTGGTACTCGCGCTCGCCGTAGCAATAAACGCGGATGTCGGTCAGGCTCTTGGCCGGGAAGGTGCGCAGGGTGTCTGCTGCAATCTTCACCGCCTCGTTCAGCGGGTATCCGTAGATGCCTGTGCTAATGGAGCAGAACCCGATGCTGTGCAACCCGAGCTTTTCGGCTTCCTCCAGGCAGCTGCGGTATGCGCTGCGCAAGAGCTCGGCATCGCGCGGCCTGCCTGCGTAAATGGGGCCGACCGCGTGGATGACATACTTGGCCTTGAGCTTGAATCCGGGCGTGGCCACGGCCTGCCCGGTGGGGCAGCCGCCGATGCGGTCACAAGCACGCTGCATATCATCCCAGCCTGCCTCGGTGAAAATCGCACCGCATACACCGCTGCCGCCAGCCAGCTGCGCGTTGGCTGCGTTCACGATGGCGTCAGTGTCGGCGTAGACTACGCTGCCGCGCAGGACGCTGATTTTTGCCATTTGGATTACCTCGCTTTCTTCACGGAGGCAGTCTTGCGTTTGGCAGGGGATTTCTTCTTTGGCTTCGGTAGGTACTTACTCAGGTCGAGCGGCTTGCCATCCGCGCCCAGCATTCGGCCACCGCCCGGGTCGTGATGCACGAAGGTTCCGTGCTTTTCCCAATCCTTGGCGTCCTCGGGGTTCATGCCTGCGGGCGCTTTGTATTTCTTAGTCGCCATGGTGTGCCTCCTTTTGCTCTACTGTAACACGCTGCCGTGCAAAAGTCAATCTTTTACACAGTGACGTCGATTTCTAACTTGCCGTTGCGCCAGCGCACGTCGGTTATGCGCTGCTTTACGCCTCTCGCCATGACGCCTTCGGATTCGGCCTTGTTGGCGGTCATGATGGTCTGCGTGCCCTTGCCGATGCAGTAGTTGATGCGGATTGGCTTAGCGGTAAAAACGTTCGCGTTCGCGTCGGTCGAGAACGAGGTGTAGGCTTTATCGCTGAACCCTCCGCCGGTCTGCTGCATCCAGGTTCGCAGGGCGGCAGCCGTATTGCGGTTGATCTGATTGGGAAGCCCCATGGTTGTCAGAAAATCCGGCCCGACGAACCGGACGCCCTGGATGTTGCGGGGCAGGGGCTTCATCTGCTTGTCCATCCGCTGGATGGTCTGCTGAACATCGACTTTGGTGATCCAGCTCCAGTTGGGGGTGGCCTTATGGGCATCCGTCATGTCTCCACCGTTGCGCAGGTAGCGGTTCACGATGTAGGCCTGGCTGGTATTGACGTAGTCCTGGCCCTCGCTGCCATTCTGGCCCATTTGGCGCATGAGCGCTTGGTGGCCTGTCCAGTCCAGTTTGTGGTAGGTCGGGGGCGTCTGGGCCACTGTCTGAGGTTTGGGCGGTGCGGGTGTGCTTATGGCCTGCTGCATTCCATGGCTCGCTGCCAGTCTGCCTCTACCCATTGTGCTTGTCCTCCTGGGCCAGCTTCCCTGCGAACTTCTTCGTCAGGAATCTGGCCCCCATCATCGTGTGTGGAAAATTCTTATACTTGATGCCTGCGTCTTTGCACACCTGCTCGATGTCAGGTGTGAGCTTGCCGTACACCAGCAGGCCGGTGGGCTGTTTCTGCCTGAAAAGCTCGCGCACACCGGCCATGAAATAGCCGTACAGCTCTCTGCCCTTGACGCAGCCGACCGTGCTTATGGCTACGGTGCTGTGCTCCGGCAGGCCCTCAAAGGTCCAGGCAAAGCTGGCGGCATCTGCCCAGCTCGCGCTTGGAATGACCGTCAGCCCTCTGGCCTGCCACCAGGCTCCGAGCAGCTGGTTGCGGTAATGGTTCCACTTTTGGAGCGGCTCCGGGAAGTCGAGGTACATCGAGAAATCGGGTTCGACCACAAAGGCGAATTGCTCCAAAAGCTCGAGGTAAACCTCCGGTTTTGCCCAGATCCTCTCAAACTGGTAATCATCGCTGTAAAAGTGCAGCCCCTGCGCCTCTCTGAACTCGCAGCTGAGTGCGTCCTTAAACCGGACCATCGTGTCGATGCCCTCCGGCCATTCTGCGGGCTGCATCTGGGCGAAGCCCCCCGACGTGAGCCGAACCTCTGGCAGAAGGTGCCAGTTGACCAGCTTGGCCGTGCGAAACCGCTCATTATCCTTGCCTCCGTCTGCCATGGGTGCCTTCCTCCGTTAAATCTCAAAAGGCCCGGCGGTTGCGCATCATGGAGAGGCTGCCGGGACGGTGGCCCTGCATAGCGCGCTCGACGGAGTGGTCGCTCTTGCCGGAAACGCGCGGGGCCTATGTCTCCATCGTAGCACACTTTTCGCCCAAAAACGGGACATCTTGCAAGGCTCGCTGCGCTCGTTTCCGGATGCTCTCGGGGTCGTTCCCTCCCCCGAGCATCATCGCCACCTGGACCCAGCTGCGCTTGCCCGGACCCAGGAACGCAGAGCGGAGGATCCGCTGCGTGAGCGGATCCTCGATGCTGTCTATGATCTGGCGGCGATGTGCTCTGCTTAGCCGCCGGAACTCTCGTATGCTCATGTACTCCTCCTGTAGTAGTGCTCTCTGTGCCAGCGTTCCTCTTGTGACAGGTCACTGTGAGCGCGTCTCTGGGCGTCTCTGACGGCTTTTGGCAGGGAGGCGAGTAACTTGTCGCGTGAATGCTGCAGCGCCCCCGTGGGGCCTCCCAGGCGGCGCTGGTCGCGTATCTGGGCTTCGAGCGCTTCGAGCTGCTGCAATTTGCGTTCGTCACTGTCCATTGTGCGCCTCCTCGGCCAAGGCTTTGATGCCCTGGATCAGCCCCTGCTGGCAGGCGCTCTTGCTCTCCAGCGATCTGGCCACGAGCTCATCTGCGCCACCCTTGACCAGCAGGCGGTGGATGATGACCGGGTGCTGCTGCCCCTGGCGGTACAGCCGTGCGTTGCCTTGTTCGTAAAGCTCCAGGTTCCAGGGGAGGCTGTACCAGATCAGGTGGTGGCCGCCTGCTTGAAGATTGAGGCCGTATGCGCAGCTGGCGGGCTGCGCCAGAAGCACATCGATCTCGCCGCGGTTCCAGGCATCGGCTTCCTCTCTGCCCTTCAGCACGGCGAATCTGAGGCCCTTCTCGCGCGTTTTCAGCTCGGCCTGTAAAAACTCCCGGTCGAAGTCGAAGCCGTAAAATACGAGGGCTCGCTGCCCGTCCAGCGCGTCGATAAGCTCTCCGAAGGCGTCCAGCTTGCACCGGTTAAGCGGGTGTGTCTGCTTCTCGGCGTCGTACATCGCACCGTTGCACAGCTGGAGGAGCTTGCCTGTGAGGGTCGCTGCCTGCATCGCGGTGATGGTCTCGCTGTCCACCTCGAGTAGCTTGGCTCGCTGCATCTCTTGGTAGAGCTTCCAGTCCTTCTCGGGGAACACCACCGGGATGTCCTCGATGATCTTCTCCGGCAAGTGCAGGTGGTCTGCTGCCTGGATGCTGATCACGATGTCGGCCAGCTTGGCCTGGATGACCTCCTCGGCGTTCCGCCTTGGCTTCCAGCTGTATACCTGCATCCCATTGCGCTTGTCTGGCTGGAAGTAGTTGTCTCGGAACTGTGTGAATCTCTGGCCGAGCCTCTGCCCTTCATCGAGCAGGAAGACCTGGGCCCAAAGGTCCAGGTAATCCTTCGGCGCGGGTGTGCCCGTGAGCTCCACCACTCGCTTGATGTGTGGCCGCATCCTGCGCAGTGCTTTGAACCGCTGTGTGCTGTGGTGCTTGAAGCTCGAGGCTTCGTCCAGCACCACCATGTCGAATGGCCACCGCCTGCCGCAGCGCTGCGCCAACCAGACCAGGCTGTCTCGGTTGGTGATGTAGATGTCGGCTCTTTTACTTAGGGCGTACTCTCGCTGCGTCGCGGTGCCCAGAACGGTGCTGAGCCTCAGTCTCTGGAGGTGATCCCACTTCTTTGCTTCGTCCTGCCAGGTGGCCTCTGCGACCTTCTTCGGGGCAACGATGAGAACTTTATTCACCTCGCCCAGCTGGATCAGCGCGGTTATGGCTGTGAGGGTGACCACCGTCTTGCCGAGGCCCATCTCGAGCCAGAGCGCCACGCCGGGCTTCTCGATAACTGCATTGATGCATTCCTGCTGGTAGGGATGCGGCGTGAATTTAGCCACCTCGGCTGACATCCTTCCCTGGCAGGCTCGGTGCCTCGCCAGTGATCTCTCTGGAGGCCTTCCCCAGGTCTGCGGCCAGCCGCCTCGCGTCCTCTGTGGTGTTGACCTCATGCCACCGGAATCCCAGCCGTTGAAGCTCCTCGCCCCAGAAGGCCTGGAGGCTGTCTGCCTTGACCTTCTTGCCCGGCGCCTTCAGCTCCACAAAGGCAAGGACCTGGCCTGGCAAGAGGCAGATGCGGTCTGGCACCCCTGCCGTGCCCGGGCTGACGAATTTAAGGCACCAGCCTCCCTGCCTCTTGATCTCGTTACGGAGCGTGCGCTCCACTGCGTTCTCTCTCATGTGTTTTTGTCTCCCTCGCCCATTTTTGTCAACCGCGTCAACCGTTTTTCCTATTTAGTCTAAATATAGCCCCTTTATCCTATGTACAGGTATCGTATTTTACTTTTATATTTTTATAGTATTTTTGGTTGACATGGTTGACATATGTAATATATAACGATAAATCGCATTTTTCTTGTCAACCGAAGCTGTCAACCGTGTCAACCATGTCAACCGAAATCAGGGGCTTTCTGTCAACTGGCGAATCATGGACTTTTGTGCCATGCTTTCTGTCTGCCATAGGGTGCAAACCGCTGAACCGTGTTAGTTTTCTGCCATTCCGGCAGCGCCTCGAGGCAGGCGGTGATGCGTCTTTGCTCTCTCGGGGTGATGCGCTCGATGCGTCCGCTGAGGCATTCCTCCCATATCTCGGCCACGCAGGTGTAATCTCTCGGCACCGTAGGAATGCTCGCTTTATCGGCGATTATGCCATTTGCCCACTGTTCGCGTCTGTCGGCATCCCATGAGTTCCTCCAGTCGGCGGGGACCTCCGTTTCCAGAAACGCCTGGATCTTTGCCATCCAGGGGTCCACCTCCATATGTGCGGCCTGTTCCTCTTGGGCCAGCTCGAGGGTGTCTCCCTTGAAGTACAGGGGCTCCCCCGATTTGTAAATTTCGACCGCCTCTGCCCAGATTTGATCTACCGCAGTCTGGGGGAGCCAGTTGGTTTCGCCGAGCACCTTGATGTCGTATCGGGGCGGGTGCTTGTCCGTGT